CTTGGCTTTTTTAGCCTTGGGCTCTTCTACATCATCTTCTTTGACTTTCTTGGGCAGGCCCTTGGTGTCGGTCTTGGCAAACTTTTTAAGTTCTTTGGGTCGCATTTTAGCCATCTCTGCACTGGCAGATCCAGGTTCAGCTTCGACTTCACCTTTTTGTACGCCACGTGCTATTCTTGCGGCCACGGCCTGATTCTTGCTCACTGCTTTTTCTGCCACAGGCTCCATGTTTCTATCAGCCTTGGTTGACTTCATGTAGTCACGTGCGGTGTCAATGTAGTCCAGGGCCTTGGTTATCTTGCTCTGTACCCACTCTGGCAGGTTCTCATCGTCGCTGAGTATGCTGCTGAGTTCCTGGGCAGCCATTTTCATTGTATACAACTGTTCCTTGGCCATGTCGCCTTCGCGATCATATTCACCCTTGTCCACCAGGGCGACGCTATCCATGTCTTCCGAACTCATGTTGCTGGGTCTGGTCATCATCACACCATCAACATCAAGATCTTCCTTGGTTTTTTCTTTTTTTACTCGTTTTCCGTCGACTGTCTTGTACTTGAAGCTGCCCTTGGTCACACGTTCAGAATCTTTGTCCGCAGCCGACAGAGGACGACCTTTTTTCTTGGGACTGGCATATTTGTCTGCTTGACTGTCTTTGCTGTCGTCATCATCTTCGGGTTCTTCGGTCTTGCGAGTATAACGTTTTGAATAACCAGTGTCTTTGACATCATATCTGGGATGTGGATCTTTGCTGATCATGGTCTTGGCCACTTCAGGATCAAAGGCTGTGCCTGCGCTACGACTTTTCTTTTTGTCAGCAGCGGCCTTCTTCATGGTCTCTTTGCGGTTGCCATCGCCATCAAGATCGATGTAGTCTGGCTTGGCTTTCTTTTCTTCTAAACCAACATAATCTGCTTCACGCACAGGCTCCATGTCACCGTCGCCATCAAGATCTGCTTTCTTCAGGCCAGCGGCCTTGGCCTTGATAACATTGTAGGCAAATTTATTGCCTTCTTCCATGTCGGCTTCGTCCATCTTGTTGTACTTGTCCCTGATGCTGGCCATCTTCTCTTTGCTGGCACCATCACGTCCGGCCTTGCGCAGGGCATCCATGCCGTCACGGCCGTATTTTTTATCGCCAATGTAGGCCTGCAGGGCCGATTCATCCATGTCACTTTCCAGTTGTCCTGCACGACGCATCTTTTGAAACTGTGCGCCGGCCACACGTTCACCAGCGGCTTTGCTGCCGTAGCGACGACCGGCCTTGTCGGCCAAGGCCTTGAAGCCTGTGTCAGCGTTGTTGTGCTTGCCCATGTCACGTTCGGCCACTGTGCCTTCAGACAAGGTTTGTTTGTTGGCCAGGTCGGCCATGCGTTTGTTTAGGTTGTAGAAAAAATCCATTTTTTATCCTTTGGGGTTGGCACCGGTGGCTGGGCGTGGTGGTCGCTTGACACGAGTCATGGGACTGGTGGTGCCCATGGGTAGGTCGTTTGTGGTCTCAGCAGGTGGAGTCTTGCCTCCGGCCACGGTGTAGTCGCTGCGGTAAGCATTTTTCAATACTGCATGCTGATAAGGATTGGCAGAATAGTCGGCCTTGAGTGCTTGCTGTTCGGCATCCGGTGCAGGATAGTCCGTGTCTGTGAGCAGGTCAGTGTTTTCTTCTGCGACCTTTTCACGTTCCACATTCACACTGTCTTCATAGGCCGTGGTCAACATGCGTATACGACACATGTCCATGCCCAACAACTGGGCTATCTGTTGTATCTGTGGCTCTATGGCCGGATAGCGGAATTCACAGTCCATGCTGTTGACACTTTCGTTGGCATGATTGGGAAAGTCTGCGGGTTTGAGCTGTATGGGTGTTTTTTTCACACTGCCAATTTTGACCGGATCAAACTGTTGCAGTTTTTCCTGCAGGGCCTTGATCATAGCAGGCTCTACATCACCCACGATTTTCACGCGATAGCGGTAGGTGCGTTCACTTTCGGCCAGGTATTCTTGAAATTTTTTCATGTTTGTGTCCCTATATGATATTTATGCTTTGCTATTGTTTTGGTCCTTGTGGCCTTTGATCATTTCCAGTAGATCATTGCGGCTCAGCACCTGTCCGTGTGCTGTTTGTGCAGGTTCATCGCCCTGGGTTTCACGATCCAGTTTGATTTTTTTCAACTGCAGATCCACCATTTTTAGTTTCTTGTTCAGTTTGGCTGTCTTGGCTGTGAGCGCATGGCCCAGCATGGCACCGGCCACTGCAAATATTTCACTGGCATAACGACTGTCTACTTGCATGCCAAGATCCATTAAATTATCATAGCTTTCCTTGGCCATGTTGGCCAGATCATCCAGCTCGCGGTCACCCGCATCCAGATCACGCACCATGGGCAAGGCCGCGTCAATCTTGTCTATGGTATCATTTATTTCTTGCAGTTGCAGTTGTGTCACAGGAACAGTGTTGGGTTCCGTGGTGTCTGTGTGATCGCCCGAAGGTGGTAGATCGAAAAGATCTTCTAATTTCCTGGTCATGACCTATTTACCGGTCTTTTTGCTACCTTGGTGATATATTTGATCCTCATTGATCACACGAAACGTTAGACCATTTCGACGTGCCCATTTGGTGGCAGAATCCCACTTGGCATAGTTCACTGCCACTATGGCACGATCTCGGTCGCTCATTCGGCTTTCAATCAGGCTCTGTTTTTTGGGTTTGATTTCTATCAGTTCGGCACGTGTGGTGTTGTCACGTCCACGATAGGTTACAAAAAAGTCCGGCACATACATGCTCTGTTTGCCAGTGATGGGATTACGGTAGGGTATGGTTATGCTTTCGCTGGCCCACTGCACTATGTTGTCGTTGCTGTCCAGAAACATCATGAAAGTCAGTTCCCATCCCGATCGGTATCTGGGCGTGCCGCGGCCCACATATTTTTGCGGGTTTTTTACAGTGTAGATGCCTTGGCGAAAATTAGGCATGTGCTAAGTCCTGATGTTTCGGGCTATGTAGAAGTTGGGTTGGGTGGGGGTGTTGACGCCCAGAAGGGTGCTGGAACTTCGGATGCCGTTGAGATAGTAGGCCAAGGTCAAGGTCACTTGAGGTGCACTTTGTCCTTGAAACTGTTGCAAAAGAGTCATCACAGGTATGCCCGACTGCTGGCTGACACGGAACACATTGACTGTGAAGTTGCCAGCGGCTTCGACTGATTTGAACACACTTCTAAAGTAACTGTTGACCGCGTCATATTCGCCCACAGGCACCTGTTGTTCATAGCCGTAGAATCTGTCAAAGATCTGCACTGTAAGATCGGTCTTGGTGTTGATAGCATTTACTGATGACATGATCAACCTCCGCTGATGAGATTTCTAAGTTTGGTTGCTGCATCCACACCCGCAGGTGTGGGGAAGTTCATGCCACCGGTGCCGTTGGGCACTTGTCCTATGCTGCCAGGCACACCTATGCCAGCAGCCACGCCCAGGCCAGCGACCAAGGCAGCTCCCAGGGCACCTGAACCGGCCAATTCACCGTTTAAGAAACTTGCGGCTGAAGGTACCAGAGCTTGACCCACTGCACCCAACACATTCTGCAGGGTGTTTTGTCCTTGAGCCAGGCTTTGTAGATCCTGTTTTGAGCCCTGGGGACTGGGTCGTATGGTGCCTTGGCTTTCCACTGTGGCCGTGCTGCCAGGCACAGCAATTGGGCTGGGCACCACGTCATAGTTGGCCGGATCAGCAAATCCAGTGACCGGATCACTGGGTTGTGCTCCACCCACGGCACCCGAATAGTACTTGACATTTTCATATCTTATGCTCATGGTATGAGTCATGATGCCGTTGCCTTGGCCATAGTCATAGGTGTCATGTGTCCACTCTGTGATCAAGGGATTGATCATGGTGTACTGCGCATAGGTCTTCTGGCTGAGACCGTAGATGGTGATGTCTCGGAAAAACGGTTCTTGCCCACTGGCCGGACCGGTCAGTATGGAACTGGCCAGGCTCTGCAGGCTGGGGTTGGTGTAGCCCTGTCCGTTGAGACCCCATTTTTGCACGGGTCTACTGGCTGAATAGGTGTCGTTGCTGCCATAGCTGAAGCCACTGAGCAAGGTGCTGATTTCGCCCAGGGTGCCACTCTGATTGGGGGTGTTGCCATACCGATACACCGGGTCGCTGTAGTAGTACTGATAGTACTGATACCACATGTTGCGTATGAGATCATTGTGATCATCGTTGAACACGATCTGCGCTGGATTGTAGTTGATACGGTGCTGTGTGAGACGCTTGCGATTGTACTGGTTCATGGTCTGCACATCTATGTTATAGCTGGGCAGTTGTGCTGTTTTTACTGTGAGTCCAATGGTGGAGCCTTTGCCGCCTGAGGTCAGGTTGGCCACTGCGGGTATGTTGGTGTTGAGATTGAAATACACATGAAAAAGGAATTTGTTTCTGGGCGCAAGATCATAACCACCGCGCCGGAAGGTTTTTTCCGCGTGGCGATAATCGCGAACGCCTTCGCCGGGCGGAAATGGTTGTAGGGAGTCTTGGCCGAACGCCATAGACCGTTAGCCTGTGGCTACGTTGTTGACTGTGAGCGGTATGCTTGCACCAACACCCACGTCTGCACCGGTCAGGGTCTGCAGGGCATTGTCGTATCTCATGGTCATGGTCACTGTCATGGGTTCTGTGCCTGAACCGTAGTTGGCATCATTGTAGTTGACTGCCTGAAGATAACAACCCAGGATGGTCCAGGTTTCAAGAGCAACAGGTGTGTTGGCACCGTTGCCACCGTCCAACACTTCAAACACCGTGGTAAACTTGTAGTCTATGCCCGAAGCAGCCGAACTCTGTTCCAGGAAATCCAGTTGTTTCTGCAGTTGTTCTCCGACCAAGCGGCTGACATTGCCGCCGGCATCATCACGTACCTGGCAGGTGATGTCGGTCCAGGTGTGTTTGCCAGCCAGTCTTATGGTGCTGTTGTAGATGGGCAGATCAATGTTGTCAAATGTGACCTGGGGACGTGTGAAATCCATGACCTGTTTGGTCAATTCTGTGGTGGGTTGGCTCACACCCAGATTCAAAAATGTCACTCTAAAGCGAAACTTCAGCTTGGGCATCAGCAGACCTTGGGCAGAGTTGCTCTGATCGCTGGCCAGCGGAACTGTGAGTTTGGTTAGTGAGGCTGTTGTCATTTGGGTGTCATCCTAGTATGTGTTTATTTATGGCTGGCTGGCCAGGCAAATTCTCAGTGAATTTGCCTGTGTGCCTTATGCTGACGCCTGTGCCGCAATGGTTCCTGTGTTTTGTATGCGCATTGGTATGTAGATAAATTCCACGGCCTTGACAGGTTCAATGGCTATGTCCACATACAATTCGTTGGCATCTATGGTGGCCGGCGTGTTGTTGGTCAGATCACACACCACCAAGAAATCATACAATCCACGCTTGTTGACCAGGTCCACCATGAGCGCAGTGATCTGATTGGTGATTGAGGATCTGGTGATGGTGTCGTTGGGTTCAAACAAGTACTGGTTGCCGATGATTTCCAAGCGTCCACGTATGAATGCCACCAGGCGTGCCACGTTGATGCGGTCCAGTGCTGTGGCCGTTCCTTGCAGGGTATGGTTACCAAAGTTGGTAATACCTGTGCCAGGAATAAACGTGATGGGGTTGACATTGTTGCTGTACAACACATCACGCAGACCTTGATTCACGCCCAAGGGTTCGAATTCGCCGGTCTGTGCATTGAGATAACCAATCTGCAGTGCGTTGTCTACCACACCACGCCGCAGTCCTGCAGGAGCAAACCATGGAAATGCCACAGCGTCACTGCGTATGATAGTGCGCAACATCATGTGACTTGGTGCTGTGACCACAACATTGCCTGTGAGATCTGTGGTGGTACAGCTGGGATAGAAGCTGGCAGCTTCGGCCTGGCCACCGGCCAAGTTGCCATTC